GCTTCGATGCGGATGAGGCAGGTCGGAAAGCGGCAGCGGAGGTGGCTGAGTTATTCGGAAGTAAAGCACGTGTAATGAAGCATGGCAACGGGTTCAAAGATGCGTGCGATTGGTTGGTTGGAAGGCGTGAAGCTGACTTTGTTGCAGCGTGGTACGAGAGTGAGCGTTACAAGCCTGAAGGTATCGTTACTATGGCGGACATTCGCGACCGCCTCCTGATGCCTCCTATTGCGGGTGTGCCGTGGTGCTTTCCTACACTGACTGAGTTGACGTATGGGCGGCGTAAGGGTGAGTTGTTCGGCTTCGGTGCAGGTGTCGGTGTAGGTAAGACTGATATCTTTACACAACAAATAGCATACGACATTGATACGCTAGGGTTGAAGGTAGGTGTTATCTATTTAGAGCAGAACGTGGTCGAAACCGCGCAACGTGTGATGGGTAAGTTGGACAAGAAGCTGTATCACATACCGGATGGTGCGTGGACTAGAGATCAGTATGTTAAGTCGATTGATACATTAGAGGAACGAGATCAGCTGTACATGATGGAGCACTTCGGCACAATGGATTGGAAGACCATCAAGGGCATCATCAAATACTTTAACAAGGCCTATGACATTGAGCACATCTATCTAGACCACCTAACAGCCTTGTCAGCGAACGAACAGGACGAGCGTAGGGCACTAGACGGTATCATGGCGGATATGGCAGGGTTGGCACAGGAGCTGGGTGTTATCATTCACTTCATTAGTCACTTAACCACGCCTGATGGTAAGCCCCACGAAGAAGGGGGTCGGGTAATGGAGAAGCATTTTACGGGTAGTAGGTCCATTGCTAGGTGGAGCCACTACATGTTTGGCTTAGAGCGTAACAAGCAAGAGGAAGACCCTATAAAGCGTCAAACAACTACCTTTAGGGTGCTTAAAGATAGGTTTACGGGGCGTGCAACAGGTATGAAATTTGGCTTGCTATATGACCAAAAGAATGGTATACTGAGTGAAACAACATTGTTATCGGAGGAACCGTTATGACACGAGAAGAGATGATGGCAGACGACACGCAGTACTGCTGCTACTGCGGACAAGAGAAGGTAAAGTTTCACTGTTGCGGTGAGAACCACTTTCAGACCTTTGCTCAGATGGACAAAGAAGACCAAGCTGAGTTTTACCAAGAGGAGAAGAACACATGAGCATAGAAAAAGTTATTGCAATGGCGCAGGAGGCTGGTGCATTTTGTAAGGGGCGGAGCGGCATGTTGTTGCGCGAGCAGTATTTCGAACACTTTGCCGAACTCGTCAGGAGCGACTACAGCAACAAGCACTCCGAGTTTTGGCTCAAGCAGATTGACAAAGCAGTGAATGGGGAGCGTGAGGCGTGTGCAAAGGTGTGTGATGAGCTGGATAAGCAACGCTGGAAAGAATACAGCGAACATCACACCGATTATGGCGACAATATAAGAGCAAGGAATAACACATGAGCGGCGACCCTGTTTCCGTCAAAGATGTGTATAAAGGTGCCCCGCCGGAAACACAGAAGCCTTGGGTGGGGTTAACCGAGGAGGAGGTGGAGCAGATTGTTGATGAAAACACGCATAACGCTGAAGGCTACCAATTCTGGTGTAGCGGCAAGGGTGTTGCTGAGGTAGTTGAGGCATTATTAAAGGAGAGAAACACATGAACGAACGAATTAAAAAACTTGCTGATAAGATTTGGAGTTTAGACATAGAGCCTAACCCTCATTTTCAATTATGCTTGCAATCGTTTGCCGAATCGATTGTGCAGGAATGTGTGGGTGTTGTGAATGTGTGGAGCGATGAAAAACCTTGCTCTGAAGGGTACGATATTCTGACTGTGGGCAAGATCAAACAACATTTTGGAGTTGAATGATATGAGTAACTATCAAAAACATGCCCTCGCAGAATTCAAAGCTGCCGGATGGCTCGACGACACTGGAAAGTACAACAATGAGATGCAAGAAGCGATCTGTACTAATGTATTGAAAATGCTCGATATCTTTGCTGATGAAGGACACTCTGGATCTTCCGCATCTTATACAATTAACTTATTCAAGAAAATCGCAAGTTTCGAACCACTAGGTTCGCTGACTGGCACCGATGATGAATGGCATGACGTTGGAGATGGTGTGTTCCAGAACAAACGAATGGGCTCTGTGTTCAACCAGTCAGATCGTTTTGATGGTCAAGCATATTGGTTGGATGGCAAAGTATTCTGGGAATGGTGCTCATCACCGGACATTGATGACGGTAAACTATTCAAGTCGTATTTCACTAATTCAGACTCGTGTGTTCCTATTGAATTTCCGTGGGTAAAACCCGAGAAGTCCGAGTACGTGTTTACTCCAACTGAACAGTTTCCTAATGAGGATTTATTTGAGCAACCTTTTGGAGCTAAAGAATGAGCGGCGACCCTGTTTCCGTCAAAGATATGTATGAAGTTGCACCGCTGGAAAAACACGTATGTATATTAATTAAGGAGAAGAACTATGAGTAAAGTAACACTACTACCTAGTGCTGTAGAAAAGATTAACGAGGTTGTAGAACTAAACAACATTGTATCTGACATAACCATTGAATGTGATAGCAGCTCAGGTATCGGGTCTATCATAACAATGAGTTGGCTGACAGTATACAATGGTCTCTGTACTACAATGACTGTCAATGTTGCTGATGAAAGTGAGTGGTGACGTGATGGACTATGAGGAAATAGGCGCTGAGATGCGTAATGAAAAGAATGCTTTAATACTGCAAGGGCTTGTTAAAGAACTCTTTGATAAGTATTTAAACAGAGTGGAAGAAAGCGATAGCGGTACTGAGTTCAGCCCAATTACACTTAGCTGTTGTAGGGTTATGATGTTAGAGCCGTTGAATGATTTATTAACAAAGATGGCAAAGCTGTCTGGTGCAAAGGCGAAGGTGACTTATGGACTTTAGATTAACAATATGTGATGATGATGCAGATAAGATTACTGTTTCCAACTTACAGGAGACACTAGAAAACTTACAGCATGATTTATCCCGTAGAAAACAAAACAAAGGGGGCGCTATCTTTGATCTAGACAAGAAAAAAGACATTATAGAAATTAAAAAACGAATAAACGCTATTAGTATTATTATTGACTATTTTTAAGGATATATAAATGAATGATGAAGGAACGGGCAACGTAACCCTATTACGTGAGAACGAAGATGGCAGTGCTGTCTACCAGTTTGACTTTCCACCAGAGGCACTAGCGGCCTTGACGCGGTTAGGTATACTCACTGCAATAAAGGCAGGTATTGGTGAAGCTAAGTATCTAGCGCCTGATTATGACTGGGAATTCACAGAGGAGATTAAAGACCTTGCTGAAGAGGCTGGGTTTTGTATGTGGCGGGATGAAAGTTATAAGCCGGAGGGTGAGGTGGTAGACTGGGCTTGTAAATATGACAAAGAGTTGATTAAATTCTATCATTTAGTTAAAGCTAAGGAAAATAACACATGAAAAAAGTAATAGCAACCGTGGCATTGCTGCTGGCTAGTTTGTCAGCTTCAGCGATAACTCTACCTTTAAGGTGTGAGCTGTATGACGATAGTGCGGAACGTCTTTCCAAGATGGAGTATACTGTCATTGTGCGATCACAGCAGGTGCACGTGTATGGTATTGGTTACACATGGTTGGTAGAGTATCGTAATAAGGAGACAGGAAACGTAGCGGCCTTCGTATTAACCGAGGACAGCCTTTGTTTGGTCTATGAGTATGCAACAAAACCTACAGGGGAAGCTGTGTGACTGATAAGACACGATATCCGCCGCTAACACAGCTAGAGAGGGCGTTGTTAGCTGACAAGATATTCGACATACGGATAGATGAAGAGGAACGCAAGCGAGAGTTAGCAGAGCATGAACTTAAAATGAAAGAGATGTGGAACAGATGAACGACATACAAGAAACATTAGAGACACGCGGTAAGCGCTACGGGGAGTATAAAGAGGTGGCAGAAACATCACAATTGTTAAAGAATGTGTTGCGTACATCGCCTAGTTGGGTTATAATGGAGCCGTACATGCAAGAGAGTTTAGATTTAATCTGTAACAAACTAGCACGTATAGCGAACGGCGACCCATTCTATGCTGACAGCTGGCATGATGTTGGTGGGTATGCTAAACTAGTGGAGATTGAACTTGAGAAGTTATAATGGTACTTACACTGGACATAGAGACAAATAGCAAGCACGATCAAATATGGATGTGCTACACACATAACAGCGATACTGATGAATACATATGCCACACAAAACCATCCACGTTGATACCCTTGTTAGACATAGCCGACACGATAGTGGGTCACAACATTATGGGGTTCGATGCTCCGGTGTTGAACAAGGTTTGGAAGCTGAAGATTTCTTGGAGGAAATTGAGGGACACGCTTATTATGAGTCGGTTGTTGAGTCCATCACTCGAAGGAGGGCACAGTCTGGACGCTTGGGGAAAACGCCTAAACAACAGAAAGGTAGAGTATTCACGGATATGGCACTGGATTACTGGTACTGAGTATGACAAGAAAAGTGTGCGCCCTTATGATGAACCAGTTGAAAACCTTAACCGATTCTATTGCAGGCAGGACGTAGCTGTAACGGTTGAGCTGTATGCTAAGTTATCAGAGGAGTTGAGCGATTGGGGTGAGAGTGTGGACTTAGAACACGAGGTTGCATTCATAATAGGAAAGCAGGAAAAGCATGGTTTCAAATTTAATAGTCAAGAAGCTCAGGCATTGGTGGCTAAATTGTCAGGTGAACTGGCTGATATTGAGGGTGAATTGCAACTTACATTTCCGCCATTGGTTCAAGAGAGAGTAAGCGAGAAAACAGGTAAACAGTTAAAGACGAAGGTGACAGCTTTTAACCCCGGAAGCCGACAACAAGTAGCAGAGAGATTGATGTTACTGGGAGTTAAGTTTACAAAGCTCACAGAGATGGGTTCTATAGTGGTGGATGAAAGTGTATTATCTAAGATTAACCTACCAGAGGCGGCGATGGTGTTGCGCTACATGATGTTACAGAAGCGGATTACGCAGGTCACATCGTGGCTGGAGGCGGCAACAGATAAAGGAAGGGTACACGGTAGGGTGATAAC